TAATGCCTGAAAAGTTTTTTCGCTTTCTGTTGAATCTTCAAGTGCATAAAAACCCCATAGGATAAATTCATGCAATCGAAAAACCTGACTCTGTGCGTTTACAACCGACGGTGCTGCTGTTCTTTCAATGAACCAAAGCTGAAACTTGTTTGTCGTAGTCTGTCCCAGGTTCTTTAATGTTGTAATGTCCGCAGCATACCGCGGATAATCATATACATTTTCGACGCCGCTAACGCCTTCGAGAATAGCCTTAACCTGTGCAAGTATTGTCGAGAAAGGCATCAGTAACCTCGATTCGGTGCAAAACCATTCCGTACAACACGCAATGTATCAGCAGTAGAGCTTAACCGCAACCGAAATACATCATGCACGTGTGTCGCAGTCAAGTTTTCGTACGGGTCCCATGCTTTGAATGTCGTCTGCGTAGAACTAACCGTCAAACTATCAATCGGCAGCCATGTACCACGCACGTTAATCTCATAATAAACTGTGGCCGATACCGTGCTCGCATCAGTAAAGTAGTAATAAATCGTTTGATAAGGCCATGCAAAATAAGTCCGTGTTGTATCATTCGCGATAAGCAAAGAATCGCCTGAAACTTTCGAGTACAAAATAACATTTACGTTGAATTTCCCAGCCGGCGGCCTATCCTGTGCAAAAAGTTGCACAGCGTGAAAGAATAAAAAAACTGTAAATAATAGCTTTCGCATTTTAAGCTCCTATTTGTCGCTTAATAGGCGTTCTATTAAATCTCTGGCTTTTTCAAAAGTTTTATTCGCTAAGCGATTAACAACTTTTTCACTTTTTTTAAACATGAGTTTACCTTTTGTGCCTTTACGTCCAATTTTTCGTTGGACAAGAAACACAACTGAGTCAAACTCATCTCTTGGCGGTCTAATAACTCGCTTTACCCATAACTCGATCGGTGCACGCGGTGGCCACTTCCCAGGCTTTCTGCCATGCTCAACAACTTCGGCATATCGCATCGCTGGCCCTTGTACACCAACAATGCCTCTGTTGTATTGCACGAGTTTTCCAAAGATACCTGCTCGCAAATTTCCTGTTGCTCCAACTGGTGCTTTTTTAGCAACCTGAGTCTCGGCAAACATTACTGTTTCCAGCATGGCATCGCCAAAAATCCGCTTCATTAAACGCTGCGGGTCATCAAACAATTCTCCGCTATACTCAACATTTATTTTTGCCATTATCGATATCTGCCGCCATGATATAAAAACCTGCGTCCCCAGGCAAATGTCGGATCAAGGTCAGTTATTGTTGCGCCAGCAGTAGTGCTTCCGAGCCCCATATATTCATGGAAAATCTCTTTATGCTTATTGCCGATTTCACGCCATTCGGCAGATTTGGTCGCATAGTCAATTGCGTCTGCGCTTATAGTAGAATCTTGATGCTTCCCAAATTCATCCGAAATTGAATAAGCCGCAAAAGCTGCGGCAAGATGAACAACAGGATCATAGTCTGCAAACGGAATAGTATCTGTCGAATCATCCAGAACATGGATCGTTGTGTATTCAAAATTGATCAAATCGGTTGATTGTGGCGTTGTTTCTTTGAATAGCAGATAATTTAGCTTCTTGACATACGGATTCGATGTATAATTAGCTGCCAAGTTATTTTTAACGCTTAGAACTCCCGTCGTTGTGTTCCCATCCGCAGCAGTCCAATTCGTTTCGCTCGCGCTATCGTCGCCAATTTCGATTAGCTGATTTGCTTTGAAATATCCTGCGTCTGATGCCGTTGCCAATGTCACCGAAGTTGAACCGGGAGTTGCCGAATTGATTGTCCGTTGAGTGCTATCTACGTTCTCGACAACTTCATAATCATTCGGATCGGCAAATGTGCGCGGATAATTCCCGGCAGGTAATTCAATGCTGGTAACCGCGCTAAAACCAACGTACCAGTCAGACGGCAATGGATAAACCTGCTCTCCGTTACCGATAATTTCATAATACTTGACATATGGCCGATAACGAGAGTAAGTCTTTACCGCCTGATCAACACGCTCGCCGATTTCGGTATCATTAAGTAGCTCGTCCGTCCCGGTGATTTGAAGAATGGAACGGACGAGCTGTATGGTGTCCGACCGGGTTGCCATTATACCGGGTTCGCTCCGTAGAGTCCACGATAATCAAGCACATCACCACCATAAATATGGCGAATCTTGAACGTGATTTTATCTGCCGTAAACACACTACCGACTTTAGGCTGATCCTGGATAAACAATTCAGGTTCCTGTTTGCCTTGCAAGAAAGCAATTTCAATCGTCTCCACGCCAGATGGATCAGCCACCACAAACCAATTGTTTGCGTCAGTGTAGTACGGAACAACAATAGGCTCAAGGTTAAACTTCCGCAGAAAGACATTAGCCACGGTCTCATTCCGAGCCGCTTGCTGAGTCACTGGACTACCTACCAGTTCCATTGCTGTTTTTTCCAACTCCACAGGGACAACGAGATATTTCGGCAGCAGCCCAAGAGGTTTACCAGAATCCTGTTCGGTCTGTTCACGGATCGCCTGAATCGCCGTAGTCAATGCCGTTTCCGAAAGTGCGGTCGTTGAAGTATTATTGTGAGTCGCATCAAAAATCGCAGTCGCATCAACATCCCATACCACAGTGGTAAAACCATTCGCGAGAAAATCAAATACGAACTCATACAATGTCCGAGCTGCGGCACGGCCAAGTTTCTGAGGAATACGCCGGAGCATACCGAGATCATCATTAATTGCCGCTTCCAACGTATAATCTTCCAGACCGCCGCGTTTCTGCACTGCGAAAGTAACTTCATTGTCCGTTGGCGAAGTCAAGCTCGCATAAGTAGCTCCTTCAGCCACAGTCGAAAGATTGCCATATCCGCCAACAATGATGCGCCGATTCGTCCGGAAATCCGGCACACTGGAAATCTGCGAAACAATTTTACGCCACACCTGGAAGTCAGGATGCGCATACTCTTTTTGCAGCTTCCGCCGTATCGAATCGCCAAAAACCTGAGCCCATGCAGAAGTCGTCACAGTTTCGGTCAAACGATTGATGTGGCTTTCAACCTGGCGCATCCATACATCACGTTGAACACCCTCAGGTTCTAAAGCATAAGCCACACAAGTAAAAATCTTTTGTCCGATTTCCGAAGGAGTACCACTCTGGCCAGTAATCACGCGGAATGACTCATGTAGTGACTGAAAACCACGGTTGCCGTCTGTATCATGTGGCTGAGCATCCAGCATTAAATCCATGGCCTTAGCCCACTTCTCCTTCTCGTCTTGCTTAATCTTCACCTGTCCGTCCTCACGTTCCTGTCCAGGGACATTCACGCCACTTTCAGCCATCCTGGCCAACGTTTTCTGTTTCCGTCCCAGAATCTTGTTCACTTCGTCCTCGGTCAAAACGCGGTCGCCATAATCAGCCAGAATGTCTTCTTTCATCGGCTCAGGAAGTTTGCTCTCCGCCAGCTTCAACTCCAACAGTTCACGCGATGCCCGTTTTTTGGCCGCTTCCGATTCACGCTCGGCCAGAACAGCCTCGATCATTTGTTTTACATCATCTGCACTAATGCCGTCTGTGCCGACTTTGCCTTCTTCGGCCCGAGCCTGCATCAGCGCATCAACAAGTTCCTCGATAGTAGCAGATTCCTTGATATTTGCCGCTACCTCGGGATACTTTTCTTTCAAATAGGCCAGCAATTTTTCCATTTCTAACTCCTCATTATGATTTTGTTCTGAGGCCACCATACGCAACAGTTTCCCACCAGCCGCAGGATTTGAAACGATGGTCACCTCATCTATTTTTGCCAATTCAACGACTTCACCAGTCGCTTCATCGATTTTCACAATTGCGTCAATGCTAAATCCAAGAACATCCTTTAAGCCATTATCCCATGCATTTTTCAGCATGTCCTTTAACCAGGAAGCAATGACTCGGAATTTCCCGACAATCGCTTGCCGGTTTTCATCCCATCGAACATTTTCATAAATACCTACAAGATTTTTCACCAACACCGAATTGTCAATTTTCGATCGAACAGTATCCGGCAAATGATCGAACATTTGGCCCTTGAACTCATAAGCATAAGCCTTAGCACCTTCGAATAACGAAACAGCTTTTTTCAAGACTTCAGGCTTATACACACGGCCATTTTTGCTTTTACCGGCCTGGATCAACACAACTTCCCATTCTTTACCTTCCTGGCCAGCTTCTAAAAGCTGCAATGATTCGCTTTCGTGCAATTCTACAGACTCATGCGCTCCAGGGAATTTGTCTGTTGCCTGATTATGCAGCCATGCACAAAGCGCTTCAACGTTAGTAATTCCTGGCTTGCCTTTCAGCGTGCTCACACATTGCCGGAACAATCCTGGGTCGCTTTGGCTGCGCCAGAATTTGATCAGCGCACTAAGGTTACCTTGCTCTGAAATTTTAGTAAGATTGATCTTCTGTAGGTTGGATTCGCGCATGTGTTGCGCGCAGGCGGGACAAAGCTGTTCAACTTCTTCTACGGTTAACCAGACATCTTCTGGCTCACCGCTCTCTTTGTGCTTAAAAAACTGAACCTGTCGTTCTCTTTCCATCGCCTGTTCCTTTGTATCGAAACAGCCTAAATTTCTGCCTGTTGTTTTGGAAATCAGGCACCATTTATTACCGCGTTTTACGATCATATCGGCTCACAAAATAAAAAAGCGCCAACGAGCTTGTAAGGCGCTCGCTGGCGCTCCTATGGGGCGTTATGATGATGTCAAATTGGTGTGGGCCCCATCCACCCGACTGCAAATAAGACCCACAACCGATTGGGCAACATGAACGTTAAAACAAAATAAAAAATAGGTTTAACTTTGTCAAGAAAAAATTAAACCGGG